AGGAATGTAAACTGAAAGGTGAATCTCGCCGTCAACAGTACCTTGGGACATTGCTTTTAGCTTTTCTTCCGCTTCTTCGAATGAATGGGCGTAAACATCTGTCGCCCACCTTTTGCCGTCGAAGTGATAAGAAATTGCATAGCGTTTCATTTCTTCTTGCATAAGGAACTACCTCTATGTATTTTCAGATATTTCAGGGTGTAAACAATCAGTGGTATTGGCGACTAAAAGCCGCCAATCATGAAACCATTGCAGTTAGCGAGGGTTATACAACCAAACAAAACTGCCTACATTGCATTGGTCTAGTTATGGATACTGATAGAAAGACACCTATTTATGAATCTTAATAACTAAGCCCTGTTCGCAGGGCTTTTTTCATCACAAATTTTTAAAGAGCATTGAGATTGTGTATCTCGTTTTGATGGGTTTAGTTTAAGAAAACTTAAATTAAAAAGCAATATAAAATTTAAGAAAAATTAATAAATATTTTAAAATTACTTAAATCTCAACGAGTTGGATTGATTCGATTGCTGAATTTTTGAACAATGAAGAAATGAAATAGGCTACACTTTGAAAAAGTGCGGTGAATTTTAGGCAAAAGAAAACCGCCACGAGGGCGGTTTGGTAAATTATCGCTTTGCTTGTTTTTGTTGAATCAGTATATCTAACTTGTCATCTATGCTGTCAACTTTCTTCTCAACCATAGCAAGACGAGTATCAATGCTATCAAGTTTTACTTCTACTTTGGTTAAGCGAACATCAGTGGAGTGTAGTTTTTCATCCATTTGCTGAAATCTATTATCGACTTGTAAGAATCGCTGATTAGTTTCTTTTTGAGTGTCCCAATGTAAAGCGTAGCCACCGGCAGCGACACCTAAAATGATTGCTAACAACCATTTAAAGTTAGAATTTAACTTTTCGGATAGATACTCTTTAGAGGCGTAATTGCTCTTGATCTCGCCTAAATCCTTGTCTATTCTAAATACACTTTTTTCTAGTTCGCTCATTCTAAATGTATAATCTGTAAAAATAGCCTCATCTCTCACATATAGAGTTTCGCCCTTTATGTTACTAGATGGTATATTACCACCTTGGTATGACTGATCATAGGGGGCGGACGAAATATTTTCATCTTTAAATTTATATTTCATTAGGATTATCCTCTTTACTATTCAAGTATTCTAGGATTTTATTTTTTCTGAATGTTCTCACATAGCTACAATTGTCACAAATCAAATGAATGACAGGAGCCGAAAAATGTTGAGTGCCTATTATTATGCCAAATTCCGATGCCAAGCCACTATACTGCGCTCTTGGCACATTACCCTGTTCGATCATTGTTCTTAATTCTAATAAACCTGGATATTGAGTACCTGATAGTGTTGGTTGGTAAACAACTCTTTGTGGCGTCAATGGCTTATCCATTTCTCCATTAACCACATCTTCGCAATCTAATAAAGTGTGGCTTTCATTACCACAAACAGGGCAGCGAAAAGTGTTTAAACTTGCGCCTTTGTTATTCAAAAATTCGGCGAACTCATCGCCACTTATTCTGTAAAAAACATCTTTTTTAGTCATAAGATTATACCCTCTTAAAAAACACTAAATGAATATCTTCAGTTACTATCTTTTTCTGCGATAAATTCGATGTTCAATCATGGTTCCTATAATCCGAATTTCTTGTTTCAGGGAAGATAATGTAGGGTAATCTGAATTTAATGGCACTAACTCAAAATGATGTCGCCCCAACTCGTCTATATCGCCAATCGGTCTATATTTTTTAAATGTTGCCTCATAATCGCCATTAATAGCTGCTACGAATTCGCCGGCTCTTGGCTCTATGCGTGGATCTATAATTATTACATCGCCCGCTTTGAAATCGGGTTCCATTGAATCTCCCTTTATTTCTAAGGCAAAAGCGTCGTCTGACGTATCTATGAATGTGTAGATATAATTAAAATCACCGGTGCTTTCTTTTAAATCATCAATTCCCGTCCAAGTACCCGCTTGAACATAACTAATTAAAGGAACCTTATTAGTGCCAATACTTGCCGGCATTACGTTTGAAGATGAACCTTCACCCCTTAATAACCACAGGAGATCGCATTCTAATACCGTTGATAGATCTACTAAATTTTCAGAATTAGGCTTAGTCGTATCAGATTCCCATTGTGAAATGGCAACATGAGATACGCCCTTAATGGCATTGGCAACATCTTTCTGAGTAAGTTTTAACTCAGTTCTACGCTGTCTTATACGCTTCCCAATCGTTTCGCTTTTCATAGATACCCTCAAAAAAAATGTAGTTAAGTTATCTTAACAAATGTTGATTTAAGTATTCTTTAATAATATACTTTAAGAAGTCTTAAATAATTATAAGGATGAGTCATGCTTAAAAATGATGTTATTGCTCATTTTGGAAAGCTCGAAAATGTCGCAAAAGCACTTTCTATTAGCGTAGCCGCCGTTTCTCAATGGAAAGATGTAATCCCAGAGAAAAATGCGTACCGACTACAAGAAATCACTAATGGAAAGCTAAAGATAGATCGCGAGCTTTACCAAAAATCATAGATTTAGTGTATCGGCACTTATCAAAAAGAAAACCATAAAAAGAGAACTGAAATTATGGCAATGAAACAAACCATTATAGAGATGATTGAGCAGATTCCAGGGGGAAAAAGTGCGGTTGCAGGATTTTTAGGTTTTACCGAAAGCGAATTGAATAATCGTCTTTATCAAACAAAGGGCCAACGATTCAAAAACGAAGAATTGATTGCGCTGCAACTTGAGTATGGATGCACTGATTTTATCGATGAGCTTTGCCGAAATGCGGGTGGACGTTTTGTGCCAGATGTAGCGGAGGATGAATTAGACAAGGTTGAGCTTGCGAATTTACAACTGCGCGAGCTTTCTGCGCGTGGCTTGTTATTTGCTGTATTAGAAAAGGCATTAGAAGACGGTGAAATCACTTCGAAAGAAGAAGACAAAATCCGTCAAGCATTGAGTAAGCATTTAGCAGCGACGCAACATTCGATTGAATGTGCGATTGTGTTACACAAGAAATAAAAAAACCACGGCGGGAACCGTGGCTAATTCATTAAGGAATATACAGATGAACCAATTATTAACGATGACGAAAGAAAACGCAAGTATTTTGACGATGAGCAGTCGGGAAATTGCGGAGATTACACATAAAGAACACAAAAATGTATTACGTGTTATTCGTGATTTGATTGAACAAAATTTAGTCGCTCAAATTGAGCCACTAAAATTTGAGTATAGAAATCAATGGTTTGATTACTATGAGTTAAACAAGCGGGATACGTTTGTTGTTGTCGCTCGCTTATCGCCTGAATTTACCGCTGCGGTGGTCGATCGCTGGCAAGCGTTGGAAAATCGACAAAAACCAACCGCACTTATTCCGCAATCTTTTTCTGAGGCGTTGATGTTAGCCGCTCAGTTGCAAGCAGAAAAAGAGCGTAATGCACCTAAAGTCGCTTTTGTTGATCACTATGTGGAAGTGGGGACGAGTAAATCATTTCGTGAGACGGCGAAGATTTTGGAAATACCTGAGCGTGCATTGGTCAATCGCTTGGTGGAAGATAAATATTTGTATCGTCAATCAGGCGTGCTTTTGCCATATCAATCGGCACACACGAAAGATCTTTTTACGGTTAAAACAGGTACTGCTGAACACGGTCACAATTACACACAGACACGCGTAACAAGCAAAGGCATTGAATTTATTGCGTCACGTTATGCTTCGGAGTTGATGCTATGAGTATGCGATTAATGGTTCAAGCAATGAATTGTAAGGTTGGCAATCCTGCTAGAAAACTTGTGCTTTTAAAACTGGCTGATAATGCCAATGATGATGGAATTTGTTTTCCAAGTTATCAATACATTGCCGATAAATGCGAGATGACTCGACGTAGTGCAATTAGTCACATTGAATATTTAATCAAAATGGGATTAGTAAGCAAAAAAGAACGTAAAAATAAAGATGGTTCCATCTCAAATTTATACTTTTTACACCTTGAACAAGGTAGTGAAAATTTTGCACTGGGTGGTGAAAATATTTCACTAGGTAGTGAAAATTTTGCACTAGGGGGTAGTGAAAATATTTCACCCATAACCAGTCACTCTTTAGAACCAGTCAATGAACCTAAAAAAACTACGCAAAAAAGCGAATCCGAAATGTTGCTTGAGCGGTTTGGGATAAGTGGACAGCTTGCTAAAGATTTTATTGCGCATCGTAAAACCAAGCGAGGGGCAATTAGCGAAACGCAACTTAGCCGTTTGCAAAAACAAGCGGACAAAGCAGGAATTTCGATTTGTGAAGCGGTGGAGATTTGCATCGAACGCAACTGGCAGGGATTTAACGCATCGTGGGATTGGCGTGATGAGAAACTGCGAACATCCCAAGCGCAAAAAATGAGTTTTGAAGAAAAAAATGCGTTGCCGTGGAATCGTCCTGAAGACTGGGAGAATGTACTGTGAGCCAATTAACTAATCAATCATTGCACCAAGGTGTATCACCACAAGTGGAGAAATTTATTGATACGTTGTTCGACCAACTTTGTGCTAGTTGCCCTCAGTTGCTTAACCTTACCCCAGAGCGATTGCAGGTAGTAAAACGCCAGTGGATTTTAGGCTTTGCTGAAAATGGAATTACAAAAATAACACAAGTCAAACGAGGTATGGCAGAAATGCGTGCTAAGCCAAATGGGTATTTGCCAAGTGTAGGCGAATTTATTCAAGCATGCAAAGTTCTGGACTACCACGAATTGGGCTTACCGAATGAAGCGGAATTATACCAACGTTATAAAACTTTCTTAGGCTATGCCCGATTCAATCGGGATGAATTTCAATATCGTTCAAAAGTGGAATTTTGGTTGCTTAAAAATCTGTACGAAAAGTGCAAGAAAAAATCGGAAGAGGACACGTTGAAAGCTATTCCGAAATTACTCACAGAAGCGGCAGAAAAAGTGCGGTCGAATTTTCCTTTTGAGGATATTCCGAAAATGATTCCTGAAAAGCCAAGTTTTTACGATAAAGCGAAGGCTGATAAAGCTCGAGATAGCTTGATGACAATGATGAAAGGGAAAGGGGCATTGCAATGACAGGACAACAATTTGATAAAGATACATGGCAAACACCGCACTATGTCTTTGAATGGCTATCTCAACGTTTCGGGTTGTTCGATCTTGATGGTTGTGCAACAGCCAACAACGCCTTGACATGTCACTATATCGGCGAACCTAACTCAGATAATGATGAGCATCAATCAATCGCAGATGACTTTCTAATGCCGATTGAGCAAATGTTAGATGTATTGTTGGACGAAGTCGCAGAGCGTTGTTCGGCTCCGTTAAGAATCTATGTGAATCCACCTTATTCCAACGTTACACCATATCTACAACGTGCGAAAGAATTATGTGATGCTGGTTATTTAGTCGTGATGTTACTCAACAATGATAAATCTACTCAATGGTATCAAAACCATATTCAAGGCGTGGCAAATGAAGTGATTGATATTACAGGTGGTCGAATTGCATTTATCAACCCTGTAACAGGAAAAGAAATCAAGGGGAATAGCAAAGGACAAATGGTCGTAGTCTTTGATCCAACAATGGAAGATTTTGTCACACGTTCAATTAGCCTTGATTTTATTAAAAAGGTTGGTGGGTATAGCAAATGAGTTTTGAAGAACATAACAATCGCAAGAAAGCGAATAAGTTTGCTGAATATATTACGGGCGAATCTCTTCGCCGATATTTGGCTGAGAAAGTCGAGAAGTACTTAGGTAAAAATCCAAGTGTTTTTGATGGTGCAGCAGGCAGCGGACAGCTTGAGCAATTTATTCAACCAAGTAAGTTTATTGCAGTAGAAATTCAAGCGGAATCATGCGCGGCATTAGCCAATAATTATCCAGATGCTGAGATTCATAATACGAGTTTTTTCTTGTATCAAAGTGAGCCAAAAAGTGATTGTGTTGTAATGAACCCGCCATTCTCACTTAAATTTAAAGAACTTACCGAGGAAGAAAAGACCGCTATTCAAGCGGATTTTCCGTGGAAAAAATCAGGTGTGCTTGATGATGTTTTTATGCTGAAAGGATTAGCCAATGCGCATCGTTTTGGGTTTTTCATTATGTTTCCTGGCATTGCCTATCGAAACACCGAAAAAACACTCCGTGAAGTTATTGGGAATCAATTAGTCGAGTTGAATTTGATTCAAAACGCCTTTGAAGATACGCCTATTTCAGTGCTTTTCTTGGTGGTTGATAAAACTAAGTCAAATAACAAGACATACCGTGAATTGTATGACTGTGCCACGAATAAAATAATTAACGCTGATGAATGGTTAATTGATTCTGATAAATGGGACACGGTTTCACCGCCAGAGCCGCCAAAAGAAAAAGTAGATCCTATGAAATTAGAGTTGATGTCGCAAGCTCAACTAAAAGAGCAAATTCGCGCTCAAATTCAATTTAGCGGTATGGTGTTTGATTTAGAAGGCTGGCCGCGTGAAGAATTTGAAAAATTCTGCGATGAAGTCTGTGTTTTGATTCAGGAAGAAAAAAAATCAAATCGCTTTTTATTTGGCTGGGGCGAATGAATGAGCCAATACAAACCTTTCTTTTTACGTAATCAACGCATTAAAAATAATTGCTTGGATTTAATCAAGGAACTGCCAACGGATGATAAAAAGCCGTTAGTAGTCAAAATCCAACCAATAACACGAAACCTTGAGCAAAACGCCAAGTTTCACGCTATGTGCCAAGATGTTGCAAATCAGGCTGAATTTATGGGGCGTAAGCTCACAATGGAGCAGTGGAAAGTGTTGTTTATTTCGGGTCACGCAATCGCCACCAATCAAAAAGCAGATGTTGTGCCAGGTCTTGAGGGGGAATTTGTGAATATCCGTGAAAGTTCGGCTCAAATGAGCGTGAGCAGAATGGCAAGCCTTATCGAGTATGTGACCAGTTGGGGCGTGCAAAATGGCGTGAGATTTAACGATAGATGGGGATTTTACGGACGATGATAGAGGGAGAGACCATGGTTTTATTTTTGATTACATTTTCTGCTGTCCTGTTTTTTCTTTTCGGTCAGCCCCTTGCTGCCACCCTTGTTTTATGTGGAGCTTGTTGGCTTTCCGGTTGGTATTTTGCGCATAGCACGGTTGCAACAGAGTGCGAGAGATTGGGTAAGTTTTACGTTGGCAAAAACGTTTATCAATGCTCAAAAATTGAAACGATCGAGGATAAATAATGTTAGAGCTAATTTTACTCCTGCTCATTGCGATGATTTTTATTGCTGTGATTGTGGTTGTTTTGGATTGGTTTATTGGTGATGAGTGGTGGTTTGATGAGTAAAGAGAAATTTGAACGCACAAAGCCGGTTGTAAATGTTGGTACTATAGGTCATGTCGATCACGGCGGAAAAGCAAAACTCACGGCAGCAGTAGTAATGGCAATGGCGGCTAACTTAGCGCGTAAATCGGTTGATGATGTAAACGAAAAACTAACGCGCGGATTGACAAAAGAACGTGAGGACTGGCGCAAGTGGAGACAGCCAGGCAGTAAAGGCAAGAACGTGATTAATGGGGGTAAGACGGTGAGCAAGGTTAATTATCGCAAAGAGGCGAAAGGGCGTGATTGCCAAGTGCGGTTACCTGGTATTTGTAATCATAATCCTGAAACGACCGTATTAGCACATTATCGTATGGCAGGATTAAATGGAGTTGGTATGAAGCCCGATGATATTTTTGGTGCTTGGGCATGCTCATCTTGCCATGATGAATGTGATCGTAGAACTAGAAAAATGGATGCTGAAGATGTCCGCCTAGCACATGCTGAAGGTGTGTTGCGAACACAGCAAATTTTGCGCAAGGAGGGCAAGTTATGAGTGATTGGCTAGAGATTGCCTTACCTTACCCGCCATCAGTCAATCACTATTGGCGACACACAAGAAGCGGACGGCATTATATCAGCGAAGCAGGGAGAAAATTTAAAGCCGAAGCATTGCAAATTTTACAACAATTCGCTCCATTTATCGGTGCAGTTGCAGTGCATCTTGAAGTTTATTATCCCGATAACCGAAACCGTGATCCCGATAATATAAACAAAGGGCTTTTCGATAGTTTAGTCGCCTCAGGATTAATACAAGACGACAACAACAAAGTGATAAAAGATTTTCGCAGTAAAAATTGCGGAACCAAAAAAGGTGGAATGGTTGTAGTAAAAATTAGAGGGCTTGAAAATGAGTAAATCAATCGAATTGTTGGTGAAATTACATAATCCTAAATGCGTGAGTGTGGAAACTGTGGGTCGCGGTGGTGCTGCGTTGCTTTATCAAGATCAAATTATTTGCGCTTTTGCCAAAGCAGAAAAAGAATACATGTTCGGCTATCACTTGTTGATGTGTAAATATCGCCAAGATCCATTCTCGCGTGAATTTGTGAATAGCTATATTGAAAGCTGGTGCGAGGATCGCGGATTCCCTGAACACTCATCGGAAGCGATGAAATGCGTAGTTGATATGGTTTGCGATCTGCCCTTACCAAGCCAAATTAAACACATCAAAGCGCTTAGAAAACGATACCTCCGATCGCAATATGCTTATCTCCCAACGATTGAAAAGGTGAATAAAATTGCCGAAGAAAATGGTTTGTCGATTAATGGTGCGGAAGCTCGTCAATTAAGAGTCCGTGAAATTAATGAATTGCGTAAATCAAATACTTGTCCACGTTGCCGTGGAACGGGGGTAGTGGGGCGAGTGCAAAAACGTGAATGCTCTGAGTGTCGCGGAAAAGGGCAGTTACGCGCCAATATCTATCACTTGATGAAGTCTATTGATTGCACTGAGGCTTACTTTAAACGCTATCTCAACGCGCTTGTAGTGGATTTTGAACGCCATTGCTATGAGGATATGAGTGGTGCGGAAAGTGTGATTAAGCAGAGATTAAATAAAGAAATTTCTGATTGATTTTTAAATTTGTGAGTAAGATCACAGATGAAAAATAATAAAGCTCTTATAATTAAAAAAATAACTATGGAGTTTTTATGAAAAGAATCTTTTTGTTAGCCTTTTTTTTAGTTTTACCAATACATTCTTTTGCTAGGTTACAAGGAGCAAATTTTATTCTGATTAGTGAATCATTATATGAAGGAGTATTATATAAGATAAAGATTGACGAGAATTTTATCACTAAAGATGATAACAAAATAGGCTGGATTTTAAGAGATAAAATTAAATGCGGAAAGAAAGATAAATATTGTGTAGATAAAACTCGTTTGGAAGTAAATTGTAAAAGTGGGCGAGCTAAAATTTTAGATATTACTGATGAAAAAAATACTAAAGTAGTAAATAGAAAATCTTTTAATGATGAAAACTGGTTTAGTATTGAATCAGCAGCTAGCGTAGCTGGAATGGCATTTAATTTTTTCTGTGGTGATTGGATAGCTTATGAAGCAGATGCTGGTACTGCTAAATATGATCTAAATTCAGTAGCAGGAAATACAATTAAATCATTTTCCTCCATCTTACACGAACGATGCACAGATAAATATCCCGATTGCCCAGAAGGTAAGGAAATTGTTCGTTATCATATATGGGAGGTTGATTGTGTAAATAAGAAATCAAGGGCAATTGTTGAGGCTATAACAACGCCAATGAAAGATTCATACTATTGGGAGGAAGCATTTGGACCTATTAAAGATTCAAAATTAGGGATGTGGCAAGATGGTTTGGTGGGTCATTTGGGTAAGGTTATTTGTACAAAGCCTAATTAAGGGGGGGAATGGATAAATTAAAGAAATTTTTATCATTCTTTGGTTTTTGCCTCTTGGTTGGGGCTGTGTTTAATTTTTTTGATCTCGGCTCAATATCTATCCCAATGGCGGTTCAAACATGACTATTGGAATAGGTAAGTGTAAAAATTTGTCAAGATAAGAATAAAGCCTGTTTACAAAGCAGGCTTTTTTCATTATTATTTTTATCAAGCAGATAGTTATCTGCTCAAGGTGTCGTAGCCTTAAATCCAAAGCGGTTAGTCCGCTCCCGATAGCATAGCGGTTTTTTTATGCGTGAAATTTAGTAACCTTGTTTGTTTTATTGCCATTAAACATTCATTACGCATAACCACATCTTATCTATGCCGAGAGGGCGAGGAATAAAAGACCTTCGGGGAATAACTCCAGCCGACTTTGGACGGTTTACGAACCTCTTGGCACCCTATTTAGGGTAAATCTTAATTTCGTAAAAAAATCCAAAGGAGACATTTTATGTCTAATCAAACCCAACTCTCTACATTCAACTTTGAATCAAATTCTATCCGCACTTTAGCTATCAACAATGAGCCTTGGTTCGTTGCTGTTGATATTTGTAGAGCGCTTAATTTAAGCAGTCCATCAATGGCTATTGCCAATTTAGATGATGATGAAAAATATACCCTAAGTTTAACTGAGGGCATCGAAGGAATCGGTAAACAAGTTCAAGAATTGAATTTAGTTTCCGAAAGCGGAATGTACACTTTGATCTTACGCTGCCGTGACGCAGTGAAAAAAGGATCTATCCCACACCGTTTTAGAAAATGGGTTACATCAGAAGTATTACCTACTATTCGCAAAACTGGAAAATATGAAAGCAAAACATCCGTCAATGACAGAACTGGATTACGCAATGCTGTGAATATGCTCGTGAGCAAAAAGGGATTAATTTATTCCGATGCCTATCATTTAATCCACCAACGCTTTAATGTGGAAAGCATCGAAGATTTGACATTAGAGCAGTTACCGCAAGCAGTAGAGTATGTACACAAGATAATTTTAGAAGGGGAATTAATCACTGAGGCTGAATTGCCTAGCAGTGAAAAGAAATTCACTTTTGAATTTACTGAGTACGAACTCCAACAGCTTCTTTGGTTATGGTTTGCTTTCAAACGTGGCGTCGGCACATTCCAATACATCGAAAAAGCCTTTAAGACGCTAGGCTCAAATATGAGCGGGCAAATCTACGGGCAGGCTTACGAATATTTAAGCGTGCTACGCTCAACAAACCAAATCTTAAATCGCATTACACAAGAGTTTGAGATTGATCCAATGACAAATTGGCGAGCATTAGAACACTTGCGCCAGTTTGATCCGAAAGCCATTAGAGTAGATTTTTAAAAAGGCTTTCAACTGTAAAGCAGATTGACATTAGCCAAAAACTGCACTAGAATTTTCCATAATAGCCAAAGTGTAATACATTTACATTTTGGCTTTTTTATATGTAAAAGAAAAGCCGAGGTGAGGGAAACACTTCGGCTTTTTTCATTCCTGTTAAGCTCAATTTAAAGGAACGAATTTATGATTAAGTATAACAGAACGAAACTAAAAATACATCCAAAAGAAGGATTAAATATGGAAACTTATTCAACACCTGTTATTCGTGGTGCGATTGCCTTTGCGATTGTAGCTTTAGCTGTGGGAATTTGTCTTCTTTTTGCAACGCCTTTTATTAGTGCTGTTCGTTGGTGGTAGTCGTTATATTGAGTTATGTAAAAATCCCTACTTGTTGATACTGTTAGGGTATCTATAAGGGGTAGTCTAATGGTAAAACAGCGGTCTCCAAAATCGTTGATTAAGGTTCGATTCCTTGCGACTTTGCCATATCACAAGCTCACGTTAACACGTGGGCTTTTTTATTGCCTAAAGAACAGGCGGGAGAAAATATATGCCAATTAAAGAGCCTGATGTATGGGCGTTAATATGGTCTTGGTTGCAAACAAATCTTAGTTCTAGCTCAGCACAGAGTGCTTTTTGGGCGTTATTTATTTCTCTTTTAAGATTTGGGTTTATGCGTAAAAAGCCAGCTATTCGTTATGTTTTAATTGATGCGGCTATGTGTGCCTCTATTGCGGGTGTTGCGGTACCAATTTGTACGCATTTATTTGGGCATACAGAATATTCTTCATTTCTCGGTACGATGATTGGTTTTGTTGGTACTGAAAAAATTCGCGAGTTTTTATTTAAATTCATTAATCGGAGAATTGAAAAAGATGACAATGATGATTTCCGAAGTGACATTTAATAAAATTTTTCCACACGCAGTTAAAGGTGTTTATCAAGCTATTTCGGCGCAGATAGAAAAAGCAGGTTGTGTGAATAAGATGCAGCAAGCGATGTTTTTGGCTCAATGTGGACATGAAAGTGGCGGATTTACAAGATTTAAAGAAAATTTAAATTATTCTTGGCTTGGGCTTTCTAAAACTTTCCGTAAATATTTCCCAGACCCTCTTATAGCGAAGAAATATGAGCGCAAACCTGAACTTATTGCCAATCGTGTTTATGCTAATCGTCTAGGTAATGGCGATGAGAAAAGTGGAGATGGCTGGAAGTATCGTGGTCGTGGACTGATTCAGATTACAGGTAAGGATAATTATGCCGCATTTAGAAAATGGTTAGGTAGAGACATTGAGCCAGAAGATGTGGCAAGCAATTTAGATTTATCTGTTAAAACTGCCATTTGGTATTGGAAATGCTGTGAATTGGCGGACCTTAATTCTGTAGAGAAAGTAACTCGAAGAATTAATGGTGGATTAAATGGCATTGATGAGCGTTGCAAGCTCTATCGAGCATTAATGGTAACGGATAATGACTAAGTACATTTACATGGCGTTAGCGGGTGTTGTCGTGGTTTTGATTGGTGCATTGCGTTACCAATCTAGCGTTATAGATGAGTTGGAAATAACGACAAAACAACAAGAAAATACTATCCAGCAACAAGAAGATGCTAACAAATCATTAAGTCTTGCGTTACAACAAGAGCGTTATGCCATTATTGAGCAACAAGAGCGTAATAATGAAATAGAAAGGATAGCAACAGAAAATGCTGAATCAGTTAAAACAATCATTAAGACTCAACCTTGTGCTCACACTCGTTTGCCTCAGTCTGTTCTTGACCGCTTGCACGAATAAAATCACGACTAAACCAGAATATATTTATCCGCCTCAAGCCTATACTGCACCTTGTGTCAAAACAGCATTTACTGGGGAAACATACGGCGATGTAGTCATACAGTTAGTTAAGGTAACCGCAGAGCGAGATAAGTGCGCAAGCCAAGTAGATCATCTTAATAAGTGGATTAATCAAGCAAAAGGCGGTAAATAGATTAAAAATCTAATTGAGCGGAATTAATGCCAAGTGCTGTCGCTATTTTAATGCGAGTGCTTTTACGCAAGGTCTGTGAATTTTCGTGTTGTGAATAAGCAGCTTGAGAAATGCCTAAACGGCTTGCCACTTCCGCTTGTGTTAAACCTAAGTGTTCACGCCAAGCACGCAATGCAGAATAATCGTTCAATAAAGCTAATTTGGCAACCGCTTCTGGAATACCTGTCTCAAGTGGATTGGTAAAGATGATTTTTTCATAAAATGTTAATAAATGGTTCATCTTTCTATTTTATAAGTTTTATTCAAGTATTTTAAGGATTTCCTATGTCAGACGTGAAAGGAAAATCTACGTCTGGTCGTGGATTAACACCTAAACAAGAAAAATTTTGCCAGCTTTATATTGAGCTGGGGAATGCCAGTGAAGCATATCGGCAGAGTTATGATTGCCAAGATATGAAGTCCGAAAGTATAAACCGATTGGCTAAAAAAGAATTAGATAAGATCAAGATTAGATCAAGGGTTGATGTGCTTCAACAAGAGCACCGACAACGCCATAATCTTACCCTAGATAATATCATTGCGGACTTGCAAGAGTATCGTGATATTTGTATGGGAAGAAAGCCACTTACTATTACCACTGTGGTAAAAAATGCTCAAGAAGGAACGGCACAAAGCGTTAATACCGAATGTTTCGTTTTTGAACCGACAGGTGCAAATAAAGCCCTTGAATTGCTTGGGAAGCATTTAGGGATGTTTACCAATAAAGTTGATGTAACAACTGATGGCAAGCCCTTACCTACTGTGATTAATGTGACATTTAGCGATGAGCCAGCTTAATATTCAATTTCCTACGAAATTCCGACCGCTCTTTGAATCTATTTGGCCGTTTATTATTTTCTACGGTGGGCGAGGTTCAGGTAAAAGTTTTAGTATCGCTAGAGCATTAGTATTGCGAGCCTATCAATCGCCTGTTCGAGTTTTGTGTTGCCGTGAGATCCAAAAATCCATTTCTGATTCGGTTATTCAGATGTTGGCAGATCAGATTGAAATGTTAGGTCTACAAAATTTCTTCGATGTTCAGAAAACGCAAATTATCGGGCAAAACGGTTCACGCTTCACGTTTGCTGGGCTGAAAACCAACATCACATCAATCAAGTCAATGACGGGCATTGATGTAGTTTGGGTAGAAGAAGGCGAGAATGTTTCAAAAGAAAGTTGGGATATATTGATTCCAACCATTCGTGAAGACGGTTCGCAGATTATTGTGAGCTTTAACCCGAAGAATATTCTTGATGATACCTATCAGCGTTTTGTGATTCATCCGCCTGAGCGGTGTAAATCGGTCTTAGTGAATTGGCAAGACAACCCATATTTTCCGAAAGAATTAATGGAAGATATGGAGCAGATGCGTGAGCGTGATTATGAACTTTATCGTCACGTTTATGAGGGCGAGCCTGTGGCTGATTCCGATTTAGCCATTATTAAGCCTGTATGGATTGAATGTGCGGTGGATGCGCATCTCAAGCTCGGTTTTACCGCTAAAGGAATGAAGAAAGTTGGCTTTGATGTGGCTGATGAGGGTGCGGATAGTAACGATAATGCATTTGTTCACGGTTCTGTGGTGCTTGACATTGAAGTTTGGAAGAATGGCGATGTGATTGATTCCGCCAACCGAACAAATCAAAGTGCGGTCAAATTTAAAGCTGATTTGATTATATTCGATAGTATTGGCGTGGGGGCGGGAGTAAAAGCTCACTTTAAACGCTTGCCAAAATCTTTACAAGTGGAAGGATTTAATGCTGGTGGTGCAGTTGCTTATCCCGAGCGTGAATATATCAAAGGAAAAAAGAATCAAGATATGTTTTCGAACATTAAAGCCCAATCTTGGTGGGCGTTGCGAGATAGATTCTATAAAACCTATCGAGCAGTAAAGCATGGGGATGTTTACCCTGACGATGAACTGATAAGCCTATCGAGCAATATCAAAGAGCTTGAGTATTTGAAAGCAGAATTATCACGTCCTCGTGTTGATTATGACAATAACGGGCGGGTAAAGGTTGAAAGCAAAAAGGATATGAAAAAACGTGGCATACCTTCTCCAAATATGGCGGATGCTTTAGTCATGTGCTACGCCACGACAAAACCTAAATCACTACTGGATTTATAAGATGAATATTTTAGATGGCATCAAATCACTTGCGTTAAAGTTAGGCAGCAAACAAGACCAGACATATTATGCTCGTGGGCTTAGCTTAACCGATGACTTAATGCAAATCGAAGCATTATGGCGTGATAACTGGATTGCAAATAAGGTTTGTATTAAACGTTCGGAAGATATGGTGCGTAATTGGCGCGATATTTTCTCGAATGACTTGAAATCTGAACAGCTAGACGAGTTCACTAAGCTCGAGCGCAGATTAAAACTGCGTGAGACATTAACTAAAGCGTTGCAATGGTCTAGTTTGTATGGGGCAGTGGGTTTATTACTTGTCACTGACACAATTAACATCACTTCGCCATTGCAGCCTACAGAACGATTAAAGCGGTTGATTATCTTACCTAAATGGAAAATTTCACCTACAGGACAACGAGATGATGATGTGTTTTCGCCAAACTTTGGTCGATATAGTGAATATACCATTATTGGCGGCACACAATCTGTTTTAGTGCATCATTCACGTTTATTAATTATCAATGCCAATGATGCACCTTTATCTGATAATGATGTTTGGGGTGTGTCAGACTTTGAAAAGATTATTGATGTACTTAAACGCTTTGATAGTGCCTCAGCGAATGTCGGCGACCTTATTTTTGAAAGTAAAATCGATATTTTCAAAATTGCAGGGTTATCTGACAAGATTTCAGCTGGGTTAGAAAATGATGTGGCTCACGTTATTTCAGCGGTGCAGTCGATTAAATCAGCAACCAATAGTCTGTTGCTTGATGCGGAAAATGAGTACGACCGAAAAGAATTATCTTTTGGTGGGTTAAAAGATTTATTGACAGAGTTTCGCAATGCGGTGGCAGGTGCGGCAGATATGCCAGTCACCATTTTGTTTGGGCAATCTGTTTCGGGATTGGCAAGTGGAGATGAGGATATTCAAAACTACCACGAATCCATTCATCGATTGCAAGAAACAAGATTGCGTCCTGTGCTTGAAGTGCTTGATACATTACTATGCAATGAATTATTTGGTGGGCAACCTGATGACTGGTGGTTTGAGTTTTTACCATTGACGGTGGTTAAACAAGAACAACAAGTCAATATGCTTAATACCTTTGCTACAGCGGCAAATACGTTAATTCAAAATGGCGTAGTAAATGAATATCAAGTAGCAAACGAACTGCGCGAAAGTGGCTTGTTTGCCAATATCTCCGCTGAAGACATTGAGGAAATGAAAAATGTTAATGAATTTGCCGGAAATTTTGAAGAGCCAGAAAACACGGAAGATGCGCAAGTTCAAGCCAGTGAAGATGAGCAAGAGAACGGAGCTTTGGTATAGACAACAGCTTAAACAGTTCGTCAAAACGATGACCGATGATGTAGAAAGAGCTATGCAACAACCGCAAGGCTCTTTTTTTATGGATGATGCGAAAGGGTTCCAGGCGATTAGTGCGAAAGCGCTGATGAAAGTATTAGAAAAGTACGAAAAATCTGACCGCACTTCTCAAGCTGAAAATATCGCCAATGGCTTCGTTGGTCGTGGTGATGCACAAAACCATGCTGAAGTATCAACCAATTTGAAAAACCAAACTGGCATCGATTTATCCGCTTATTTACGCAATAGTCCAAATATTGCTGAAAGAGTGAATGCATTGACCGCTGGTAATATCCAGTTAATCAAGTCTATTCGCTCGCAATATCTTGATAAAGTGCAAAATACCGTCATGCAAGCAATGGTTCGGGGTTCTTTAAATAAAGACCTTGCAGCACAAGTAAAAGACTTAGGTAAAACAACCGAAAAACGAGCGATGTTTATTGCTCGAGACCAGTCCTCAAAATTAAATGCCGCCTTAACGCAAGCGAGACATGAAGAGGTTGGTATAAAAAAATACATGTGGTCAACATCGGGTGATGAGCGTGTGCGAGAAAGCCATGCGGAAAAAGATGGGCAGATATTCGAATATGCCAATCCGCCTGCCGATACTGGTCACCCTGGTCATGATGTTAATTGTCGATGCGTTCAGATTCCAGTGCTTGATGATGTAGTTAACTTAAAATCAGAAGAAACCGAATTAAGCTACCAGGCCGCAGAACCTAATAAGACAGGGAAAATGGATCTCGATGAGTTATTTGAAAGCTCTATCGGTGGAGGTGGTAATAAGTCATTTTCTAACTTTGGTGGGGTTAATTCTGAATTAATTACGTTAGCGAAAGAGAGTATTGGTTTGGATATTACAGATTGGCAACACAGTATTGATGAATCAAGCATCCGACACATATTGAAACAACATGGAAACGAAAAAGCGGAAAATAAACGAGGGCAAAGAGCCGTTACAAAAAAAGACATTTTATTATTGCCTTTGGTTGTCTCCGCATTTGATAGCATTGAGTACACTGGGACAAGCGATTCAGGGAATGAAACGTTTTTGATTAAAAAAGAGATTGATGACGAAATATTCAGCGTGCAGGAAGTTAGGAAGAGACACAAGAAGATTGCAGTTAAAACAATGTGGATTAAAAGGAAAAAGAAAGCCACAAGCTCCGCATAGTGCTTGACTCACAAATGGCGTCTGCTTAACGTCCGAAACGTGCTATGCCCTATTGCCTGTGGCTTGGCTTATTTTATCACTCTTAAGATACTAAATTCAACTCGGCCTGAAATTGCCGAGTTTTTTATTGGGGTAAATAAATGAAATTTACAGACAAAACCACTCAAGCAGCTACACAAAGAACCATCACTAAAGATGGTTTTTTAGTTGTGCCCGCAACCATTTCTAAAGTTGGGGTATTTGATTACCTTGCTACAGAACTAGGCTTAAAAGAAGACGGCATTAAAAAGGTCGCTCGCACAGAGAAATCGTTGTAA